TCAGGCCCATGCACTCGATGTCGAGCCGGGAACCGTTTGGGGTCGATCGCACGACCAGGCCGCCACCCCGGATCTCTCCGGACGCCTCGGCGTAGATGCAGGTGCCCCACTCCAGCATCATGTCGGCGATCTCGTCGTCGTACGGCGACAGGAAACCCTGCAGGTCCGGGGTGGCCGACAGGGGGTTGCCGATCTTGGTGCCACGAAGCGGCAGGTCCGGGTGGAGAACTACCTCGCTTCCGGAACCGTCCATGGCTGTGAGGATGTAGCGCCAGTCCCCCGACACATCAGACCGCCTCTTCGACGAACTTCAGCTTGACCATGCACGAGGAGTGCACGTCCGTCTTCAGTACGCCGTTCATCGTCGCGGTGTCTTGCACGGTCCCCCAGATGGCGAACGTCTTGGTCACGCCGCGCTCGCCGACGGCCAGCGACATCGGTCCACCGATCAGGATGTTGTACCGGTCGGCGGACGAGCGGAACAGGTTGGTGAAGTCCGTCACCGAGCCGCCAGTGATCTGGACGCGGAAGTTGGCGTTGAGCGTGCCGGAGCCGGACTTCAGCGTTCCGAACACCCAGGCGTCGACGTAGACCTTGGTGGCCCACTTCGGGACATAGACCGCCTTGGCCGAGTTGTCCGGCCATGCCTCGTAGACGTAGTTGCCGGACGGGTTGAGCAGGTCGTCGACGGCGATCGGGACGTTCCACTGAACGGTCTTCGTGCGCGGGTTCACGACCTCGCGCAGGTCGACGATCATGGCCGACGTGATCGCGGTCGTGCTGGCCGGTACGTCGATGCGGGCCAGAGCGTAGACCGGGTAGGCGGGCGGCGCGGGCAGGTCTTCGATCCGCGTGGTGCCTGCCGGGACGTTCTTGATGACCCACGGCCGGACGTACTGGTAGTCCAGCTTGGCCGCACTGGTGGCCGGCTTGTTCGCATCGGTCAGCCAGGGGTGTCCAGCGGTGGAGTAGTTCCCGTCGCCGACAGTGACGCAGATCAGGTGCGACTGCGCGCCGCCCTGGCTGGTGATGCCGGTGAAGTTGTCGGTGGCGGTCAGGATCGCTTCGCTGGTCGCCTCGACGACGTACGCCTGGTTGACGTCCAGCTCGTAGCGGTTCTCGAGCACGGCGCCACCGGACACGATGCGGACACCGTTGCCAGGGACCGACAGCGGAAGGACCTTCAGGTCGCCAGGGTTCACGATCCCGGACTGCTTCACGGCCGCCCGGTTGGCGAGCCGCGCGAGGCTCGCCGGTGAGCGAGCTCCGTCTAGGCCCCAGGGGGCGGCGGTGAATCCCATCATTCCTCCATCAGAACGAACCGTGTGCGGGGTACCACTTGATTGTAGCTGAGCCTGTGCCCTCAGCGGAATTGCCCCGGAAGCCGAAGCTCTGGTGGCCAGGCTTCAGTACGATGTCGCGCAGGCGGGTGCGCGGGCCGAGCGCGCCGGCGACCGAGGCCCCGGTGCTGCGCAGGACCGTTCGCTTCCACGGGCGCGTGTCGACCTCGATGTACTGGCCGTCCAGGATCGTGGCGTTCAGGCTGAGCGACCAGTCGTTGTTGAAGAACTGCGGGTTGACCACCGGGCCGTTGAACCGGATGATCGGATAGGTCTCCAGAGTGCCGCCCACGAACGCCTCGCCCGGCGAGTAGCCGCCCGGCAGAGTGATGACCGGGAAGACCACCGGGAAGACGAAGCCACCCTCGGACTCGTAGGCCAGGCCCATGCTCATCGACTCGGGCTCGTCCTCGTAGTACAGCGGGTCGATGATGTCGAAGCTGGCCGTGACCGGGACCAGGCCGGACAGGAGACGGTTGTCGGGCGGTGCCGCCCAGCGGCGCGGGCGCCCGTAGACGCGCCGATAGCGGCCGCCGACACGGTAGCGTATGACGGCGACCGCATTCGGCGTCGAGATCACGGAGCGGCCCAGCCAGGCGGTGGCCAGCTCCTGCATCGACGCGAGCGCGTTCTCCTCAGAGTCTCGGTTGACGTGCAGGCTCCAGGCCCAGGGGGCCGGGCTGAGCACGTCCCGGCCGGTCCGCACCGAGCCGGAGTAGGGATCTTGCTGGTCCTGGGTCAGCCAGGTGCGCGTGCCGGGATCGAACCCGTCCGCGTTGCAGGAGACGGGCAGGTGGATGCCGAAGCTGATCCCGGAGTCGGCGTCCTCGGTCGGGAGGAGCTCGAACTGGTGGTCCTTGAGGACCGTGGTCATCAGCTTCCCCTTCCGAAGCGGCGGAGCTCGAACGCGAAGTCGTCCATGACGTCGTCGGCCGTGAGGTCCGAGCCCTCGAAGTGCGGCTCGTAGTGCCACGACCCATTGCCGCCCTGAGCGTTCATGCGGTCGAACTGGTCGTGAGTGAAGACCGGCTCGGGCTTGCCCGTCAGGTTGACGACCTGGGTCACGCCGGGCGGCAGGTAGCCGCCCTGGTCGTACATCATCGTCCCGTTGTCCGGCACGACGCCACCATCAGAGTACCAGTTGTGCTCGTTGTGGAAGTTGAGCGCGTTCTCCGGCGTGCCGTAGCGGTCCTTGATGTACTGCATGCCGTACTGGGCCTGCAGGCGCGGGTCGCTGGTCTTCTCGCCGTAGGCGCCCCAGGTGCCGTCGAGGAACTGGAACAGGCCGAAGGCCGAGCTGCTCGGGTTCTTCGCGTTCGGGTTCCAGCTGGACTCCTTCTGCACGAGCTTGCTGAGCGCGTCCCACTGGCCGCCGGTCCACCCGAAGGCGTTCTCGGCGAGCTTCTGGACCATGCCCTTGATGCCCTTCTCGTCCGACGGGCCGCCGGTGATGAAGTCGGTGACGCCGGAGATCATGTTGCTCATGGTCTGCATGATCGACTCGGGGATCGACTTCAGCAGCTGGGTCAGCGAGTTGTCGCCCCAGGTCTTGGTAAGCTCCTCGAACTTGCCGGTGATCTTGCCCTTGAGGTAGTCGATCGGGTGCGAGATCGCGTCGCTGACCCAGCCGGCGATGCTGCCGATGCCACCGACGAGCTTGCCCAGCAGGCTCCGGTCCTTGCCGACGTCCGGGCCGTCATCCTTGCCGCCCAGTCCGTCGCCGCCGTTGAAGTACGACGTGACCTGCTTCTTGGCCTCGGGGCTCGCGGTCGGGTCGCCGATTGCAACGGCGTGGATGTGGTCGTTCCAGGGGCCCTGGCTGCGGTCACGGTGCCAGGCGGCGAAGCCGGACATGCGCAGCGCCACGACGTCGGCGACCTTGCCGATCCAGGCGAGGTCGAGCACGCCACCGCCGGAGTGGGTACCGAAGGAGGCGGCGACCGAGTTGGAGTACGAGCCCTGGGTGACGGTGAAGGCGTGGCCGGCCAGGCGCTCGGCGGCCTGCAGGATCCGGACGGTGTAGAAGTCCATCGCCTTGCCGTGGTACGTGGTACGGTCCCAGTCGCCGAAGGCGTTGTTGGTCCGCTTGCCGCCGCCGAGGCCGACGCCCGAGGTGCCGTTCTTGAAGCCGCCCAGGAAGTTCAGGGCGCCCTGAACGCCGAAGTTCTTGGCCCGCTTGTTCGCCGCGTCGATCCAGTTCGAGCCGAGCGCGCGGCTGAGCTCCGGGCGCAGGATAGCCTCGCCACCTCCCACAGCGATGATCTGGTTATCCCGGCCCGGAGTGTAGCCAGGCCGCACTCCATACGTGGCGTCAGGGACGCGCGACGTGCCGTTGGCGAACGGAAGGACGATGTCTTCGATGTGCTTCAGGCCCGGCAGGACCGTGCCGAGCTTGTTGAACCCGGCGATGATGCCCTTGTTGATCACGGTCTCGACGACGAACTTGACCGGGCTCTTGGCCAGGTCGATCAGGCCGTCCCAGATGCTCTGGATGAACCCGATGGCGCTCTCGAAGGCGCCGACCAGGCCACCACCGTCCTTGGCGCCCTTGTCGTCCAGGCCGAGCGCGTGGGCGATGGCGTTGAAGATCGGCTTGATGCCGTTGTCGTAGACCCACTTGAAGCCGTCGCCCATCTTGCCGAAGGCCGTGCCGATGTCGTCGATGGCGGGCTTGACGAAGACATCGTACAGACTGGTGAAGATCTGGCCGAAGACGTCGAGGACCGGGAAGATTACGTCGTCCCAGGCGGCCTTGATGTCGGAGCCCATGTCGGTGAACAGCTTGCCCAGAGCCGACAGGATCGGCTGGGCGTACTTGGTCCAGAAGTCGGAGATGCTGCTCGCGAAGTCACTGAAGAACGGCTTGATGCCCTTCTCCCAGACGTACTTCAGCGCGTTATAGAAGGCGATCGTGTACGTGACCGCCAGGCTGATCCAGCCGCTGATGGTCTGCAGCGCGGACACCAGGATGAACTGGATGACCGGCCAGACCTCGTCGACGATCTTCTTGACGTCGGCGTTGGTGTTGTAGAAGTAGATGAGCGCGCCCACGACTGCGGCGACGGCCAGCGCGATCAGACCCAGCGGGCCCGAAGCGACCTGAACCAGGACCAGCGCACCGGAGAGCAGCTGGAACGCGCCGACCAGCTCGAGGACCGTCAGGACGATGGCGCCGAGGACCTGGGGGTCCATGTTGGCCACGAAGGTCAGGAAGCCGGTGATCCCGGCCAGCAGGGTGTCGCCGAATGGGGCCAGGCCGACGGCCAAGTTCTTGACCGCGCCGACCAGTGCCTTGAAGAAGTCCTTCACGTCCGGCGCGATGTCGCGGACGTAGCCGAGGAAGTCGGTCATCGACTTCTGGCCGGCCTTGCTCTTAGTCCAGTTCAGCACCGAGTCGGACCAGTCGGCGAACGCCTCAGCCATCTCCAGCGCGATCGGCGCCAGGCCGACGGCGATGACAGCAAAGATCGTCAGCCAGTCGAGGAACGCCTTGCCGAAGTCCTTGGTGAGCACAGGCGCGATGTCGGCGATGGTCTTCCAGAAGGCGTCCCAGGTCGGGTTGGTGAAGACCTTGGCGGCCTGCACGGCGAGGTCACCGAACAGCGTGGCCATGTCGCCGATGAACGTCTTGAAGTCCGGGCCGACGCCGTCCATCAGGATCTGGATGGCCTCGGTCAGCTTCGGCAGGAAGGCTTCCTGGATGATGTCGCGGATCTCGGTGAAGTCATCACGCAGCCCGTGGATGAACAGCGCGAACGCCTGACCGGCCGGGCCGAGCTTGCCCATCTCCTCGGCGACCTTCTGCGCCGACGTCGACGTGTCCTTCAGCGAGTCGTTGTAGTCTTCTTGCGCCTGGCGCAGGTTCAGCGTGGCGTCGGCGATGGCCTGCTGGCCGTCGACACCGGCGCGGCGCTGCGCTTCGAGCGCGTCCTTGATCTGGTCGGCGCCATCCACGCGCGCGCGGGTGACGGCCTTGTCGGCGTCACCCAGGTCGCGGAGCGCGTCCTTCTGGGCCTGGAGCGCCTCGGTGACCTTCTCCTGGGCGGTCTTGACCTTCTGCGAGTTGTCGACGCCGCCCTTGGCCTGGTCCTTTAGCTCCTTGCTCTGCTTCCGGATCTCCTCGAGCCGCAGCTTGGCCTCGGCCAGCTGGATGGAGGCCTGCTCCTTGTCGAGGTTGGTCGCGCCGGGGTCCTTGCGGGCCGCCGTGTCCGCCACTGTGGCGTTGAACAGGTCGATGACACCCTGGCGCTCGTCCAGCGCGTTCCGGCGCTGCTGGAGGGCGATGTCGTCGAGTTCCTTCTGCGCGTCGACGCGGGCCTGCGTCAGGTCGCGCTGGGCGTCGGCAGCAGACTTCTGGGTCTGCGCGAACCGGCGCTCGGCATCTTCCTGCTGACGGATGGCGCTCTCGATCGAGTCGGCGGCCGACTGGCGGGCGTCGGCCACGCGCTTGCTGGCGTCCTGGTTGCGCTGGGCCGAGTCCTCGACGGCGCGCGACAGGGACCGCTCAGCGTCGGCGACCTGACGGGCGGCAGCCTTCTGGCGCTTGGCGGCAGCCTCCGCGTCCTTGGCGGCGTTGTCCTGCTGGTCATTCAGCGCCTTGATGGCGCCGCCCAGTCCGGAGAACGCGACGGCCAGGATCCCGAGGCCGGCTACGCCAGCGATGGCCGCGACGGCAAGACCCCCGATGCCGACCGACAGCGTGGCGATGATCGGGATAAGGGCAGCGCCGATGCTGGCGATGGCCAGCGCGGCGAAGTTGAAGAAGCGGAACGAGTTGGCAGCGTCCTTGCCGTCGACGCCGATCTTGGCCAGCATGCGGTCGACGAGGCTCAGCTGCGTGGTCGCCTTGGCGGCGCCGTCGACGTCGACCTTGACGCGGGCACGCTTGCCGTCCAGCTTCTCGCGGGCGCGCTCGACAGACTCCAGCGCGGCCAGCGCGTCAGATGCGTCACCGTGGATCTGGACCTCGGTCGTCGTGGCGACCAGGTGCGCGAGGTCGCGCTCGATCTTCTGGATCTCCTGCTCGGCATCCTTGCCGGAGACGTCGATCCCGATCTTCTTCAGGTTGAGCGACTGGAGCCGGGCCTGGAGCTCCTGGAGCTCGCGACTGCCCGAGGTGCCGATGGCGGACATGGCCTTGCTCAGGCGGTCCTTCAGCTTCTTCTCGAAGCTGCCCAGCTGCCGCTCGGCCTGGGCGGTGTCGACCTTGATCTCGACCGTGGGGTTCAGGCCGTCGACGTACTTCTCGAACGACTTGGCGGCCGCGATCGCCGGGGCTGCGTCACCCTTGATCTCGACCGTGCTGTCCTTGGTCAGGCGCGCGATAATGGCGGCCGCCTCGGCGACCTTCTCGCGGACCTCAGTCGTGTCGGCGCCCACCTTGACGGTGTTCCGCTTCGACAGTTCCTTCAGCAGCGCCTGCGCCTTGGCGAGATCTTCGGCCAGATGCTCGTTGTCGACGTCCAGCTTGATGGGCTTGATCTCGCGCTGCATCGTCGCGATGGTGCTCTTCAGCTTGGTGCGGAAGGCGCCGGCGTACTTCTCGGCAGCATCGCTACCCGCCTTGTCGGCGCCCTTGCTGGTCTCTTCGCCGAGGATCTTGTCGATCTTGGCAGAGGCCTTCTTCGCACCCGACTCGGCACCCTTATCCAGGCCCTCCTCGAGAGCCTTGGCCAGGCCGTCGGCCATTTCCTTGTTCTTGTCCTGGAAGCCCAGGTACGAAGGAACGACCTGGAGGATGATGGTGCCAGCTGAATACGGCACTTCGGTCCTCCAGGTCGTGAGCGGGCGTCGTCTCAGTCTAGCAGAGTGACTATTCCAGCTCCCACGGCGTCAGCTTCGACTGCAGATGACGGAACACAGCCAGCTTGCGCTGCATGTCGGCCTGCTTCTGGATCTCTTCGATTACGCTCCCTGGTCGAGTCATGGGCTTGAACTCCGGCGGCTTCCCACCGTTGACGCCGATCAGCGTGTAGCGGAGCAGCTTGAGCTCGTCGCGGACGCTGGCCAGGGCTTCGACCTCAGGAGACCAGGTCTGCCATCCGGGCGGCGCGTCCTTCTTGACGTCGTCCTTGTGCGCCTCTCGCCAGGCAACGACCGCCTTCGCGTGGCCCTCGTCCTGCATGAGCTTCGCGTAGTAGTGGCTGTTCTGCGGGAGGTGATCGATCAGGTTCAGCAGGTCGCCCCATTCGCGAGCCCGCCACATCTCGCCGACATCCTTGGCGGGGTAGTGGCGGGCGAAGTCCGCTTCGAGCGACCGGCGGTACTTGCCGATCAGATGACAGAGCCTGCGCCTTTTCCCATTTCCGGGAGCTCGAACTTCTGCGCGTACTTGTCCATGACGCGCTTCAGGTCTTCGATCGGGATCGGGTGCTCGCGCAGCCACTCCCGGTCCTCGAGATTGGCGACGTGCTTGAGCAGCTCGATCGGCTGCTGCATCTCGGCCAGGATTTTCCAGTCGACCCGGTTGGGGTCGCTGAGCGTGATGACGCGGCCTTCGAGCTTGAACCGGAACACGCCACGGTTCTTGACCTCGAGCGCGTCGAGGTCGAAGTCGAGCTGTTCATCGAGCGGTGCAGGAGACATGGGCAGGCTTCTTTCTCAGTTCGCGAGGTAGTAGCAGGATTTGGTGCAGACGTGATCGGGCAGGCCGACCACGCGACGTACGAAGCTGATCTTCTCGTGGACTAGATCAGCTTTTCGGGGCGGCCGGCTTCGGCTTGTTCGCCTCGGTCTTGGCGGTGTCGGCGGCGGCCTTGGCCTCTTCGTTGGCCTTGTCGACCTCGGCCAGGGTCTTCTCGGCCGCCTTGGTCTCGTTCAGCTTGTAGCCGTACGACTCCAGGTTGACCGCGTCGACGGGCGTGTGGGCCACCCGGTTCGGCTTCGAGGGGTGGCTGTAGAACTTGGGGAATCCTTCGTATGCGCTCATGGCCACGATGATACACCAAGGGCCAGACAGGTGAAAGCCCCGGCGAGCCCGCCCAGAGGCGCCGGGGCTTTCGTTCAGGATGGATCAGGGGGTGGTGTCGAAGCCCATCTCGTCGAGCAGCGCCTGCCAGCCGGGACCGCCGAAGAACCAGCGCTCGGAGTAGCCGGCCGCGTCGTCGACCTGACCGGTGAAGGTCAGCGGGTACAGGATCGGGTCCTCGCCGCCACCGTAGACCTGCTCGCCCTGGTTGGACTTCTTCATCTTCGGGAGCAGGCGACCCAGATAGATCTCGCCACCCTCGGCCAGGTCCACGGCGATGGAGAAGCCACGGTAGAGCTTGCCGACCGGGCGGGTCGGCTTGGCGAAGTTGACCTCGCCAGTGTCCTCGTCCGGAGTCAGGGCGGCCACGTCGACGCCGGACAGCAGGCCGATCGTGAGTGCCTTGGTCTCCTGGGCGGTGACGTTCAGCGTGGTCGTGTCGGAGATGATGTCGGTCCGCGTCGGGCTGACCTCACCCCACGAGGTGACGTCGGACTGGGTGACCTCGGACGCGAAAGACGCGCCGTCGTTGGTGAGCAGACCGAGGCTCTGGGCCATGGTCGGCAGGACCGACAGGTCGATGACCTCGTTCGGCGCGGTGCCGGTCTTCGCGGTCATGCTCGTGATCAGCGGAGTCGCTGCGCCGGCGCCGTCCGTCGCGGGCCAGATGAACACGGCACCGTCGAGGGACTTGCGGATCAGCTCGCGCTGCTTGTTCTTCAGGCTATCGAAGCTCGGCACTGTGGCCACCTTCCGTTTCGGATTCTCACGCGCGGCGAGAGAATTGGTAAGTCGCTGCTAGCCGCCGGTACGAGGAGCCCGGATAGGAGACCTCGCCGAACGACCGGGTCTCGTCGACCGAGTCCAGCACAGCGACGCCGGTCGGTGTCGCTATACGATGAGGATATCCGAGAAACAGCATCCGGATCGACTCGGATAGGGCGTTCGTCTCCGCCCAGGTCGGCGCGATGACGTCCACGTCGACGAGGGGATAGTCTACCAGCCGCGTCGAGCCGCCAGCGGGCAGGCGTTCCAGTCGGACGAAGTGCCCGCTGAAGCCGTCACTGGTCGGGAAGTTCAGGCCGACGTGGTCCTTGTTCGGCAGCTCCGTGGGGAACTTCTGCCGCAGGAGCACCGAGAGTACGTCGGCGATCGGCGACCAGGCCGGATAGACGTTGCTCACAGCTTACCTCCCATCGGAACGTGCCACTTGAACGCCACCTTGCCCAGCCAGCGCTTGGGTGCCTGGTACTTGCCGCCGAACTCCTCCGGGGCGGCGCCGGGATGTTCGCTGTAGACCTCAGCGCCAACGCGGGGAGCCCCGCCCAGCACAACGGGCGCGGTCTTGTCGTTGACCTGGTACGAGTCGGCCAGGTGCTCGCCGGAGTGGGCCGACCGGTGCACGGTGACCTTCAGCTCGGCCACGATGTCCTTGGCGGCCTCAACGCAGGGCTTGCGCGCCTGCTCCGAGTTCATGAAGGCGGCCATGCCCTTCAGGTCCTTCTTGTAGATCGCCTTGACCGGCATCAGCTGACTCCCTTCAGAACGATGAGGATGTGCATCTCGCCGCCCAGCGGATACTCCAGCGGGCGGCCTTCGATCGCGTACTCCTGGCCAGCATAGACGACGCGGTCGCGCGCCTTCGGGATCGGCTTTGCAGTCGTGATCTTCTCGGGCTGGATGTAGACGTTCCACCCCTCGACCGGGATTCCGCCGCGCTCGAGCTCGTCGTTGGTCCGCGACCAGACGATGACCTCCTTGAAGTCGTACGGCGTGCCCCAGGAGGGGTCGCCGTGATCGTCCTCGCCGTCCCAGACCTTGATGGTGACCTGCTGCGTTCCGTCCATCAGCTGAACGCCCCCCAGCGGCTCTCGCCGACCCACATGCGGTCGACCCACATGTCGCCGGACTCGGCGTTCATCTCGGGTCGGATGATGATGTTCGTGGCGTTGACGTCGGCAGTGAACGTCGTACTGAACAGGACCCAGGTGGTCGACGTGACGCCGGTGGCCGCCAGAACCGAGCTGATGTTGCCCGAGGCGTTGGCGCCGTTCTTCTGGCCGTACTGCAGGACCCGGATCGAGCAGCGAGACGCGCCGGCCAGGTTGGCCACGCGTGCCCGCATCGAGACGGTGTAGACCCGGCCGGGGACGAAGTCGACGAACTCCTGGCTGAGGTAGGTCGAGTTGGCTACGTTGGTGTTCGTCAGGTGGACCACCTTGGCGCCGCCGAGGTCGGTCGGGGTCTCGGTCTCGATCGTCGCCGTGCCGGTCGGGGCCGACAGGTTCCACGGGTGGATCAGGCCGGACTCGAACCGGGAGTTGACGAAGCCGCCGCCCATCGGAAAGGCGTCCTGGGTCCGCATGACCGGGATGCCCAGGTCGCGTGCGATGTCCATGGCCTCGATGTACTGAGCCATCGTCGGGTTGCCGACCGAGTCTGCGTCGTGGCCGTACGACGTCAGGATCTTCGGCTGGTACTGCAGGGACCGGAGCTCGGCCAGGAACTGAGCGTGCGTCGTGTCCGACCAGGGGAAGCGGCCGTGGCGGAACGGGCGCGCGTCCTTGGGGTAGGTCCACTGCGTCTTGTTGAACGCCTGCGACAGGCCGATGTCGGCGACCCGGTCGTACCAGCCGTACGCCTCCAGGTCCGTGGTGTCGCTCCAGTCGCCGTACGGATAGCAGTAGGACGTCACTGCCCCGACGGCCGTCAGGGCCTCCAGGGCGGTCTTGGAGGGCCCGAACTGGGCGGCGCGCAGGGTTGGCGTCGTCTCCGTGGTGGTCATCGAGGTGTGCGCGACGTTGTGCGAGCCGATCTCGTGGCCAGCGGCGTACGCGGCCGTCACCTGGGCGGCGGTCATCTTGCCGGCGACACCGAGGTTGGCCGTGGTGATGTAGAGCGTGCAGAGCTGGCCGCGCGCGGCGTGCGCGGCGGCGAGCGTAGTGTGGCTGCCCCAGCCATCATCGTAGGAGGGAACCCAGACACCAGCGGCCGGGCGGGCGGCCACGCGGGTCGCTGACCGAGCGGCCAGGGTGACGTCGGTCGCCAGGGCCTTGCCGGGCAGTGCCGCTTCGATCGTGTCCAGGCGGCCGTCGGTCGAGGCATCCAGGGCGGCCAGTGCGGTGGCGGTCGCCTTCAGGGCCAGGGCGTTGTTGGTCGCCGTCACGAACGCGTCGTACGTCGACTGCGAGACCTTCCCGGCCAGTCCGGCAGACAGCGCGGTGGCGTCGGCCTTGAGGTTCAGTGCGGCGTTGACGGTCGACGTGTCGGCCTTGGCGCCCAGCTGGCTGTTGACAGTTGTCGTGTCTGCTTTGTTTGCCAGGTCACTCGACACATCCGCCTGCTCCGCCTTGGACGCGACATCCGTAGCCAGGTCGGCCAGGGCGACCTCGAGCGCGTCGACGTCGGCCTGAAGCTGTGTGATGACCTCGGGGTCGCCGCCGCCCACGACCGCAGCGATCTGCGCCTCGAGGTCGATCTTGAGCGTGTTCAGACTGTCCGCCACCACCGAGGTGACGTCCTGGTCAAATCCTTGTGCCATGAGTCAGCTCTCAGGGGTGAATGCGTCGGTGAAGCGCGTGTCTCCGTAGTTGATCAGCCAGTCCGATCCGGAGCTGTCGGGCAGATTGATCTGGTCGATCTTGGGCTCGTCGCCGCGCGTGGTCGTGATGGTCCACAGGCCGCCGAACGTCTCGGTGCTGGAGCCCATGCCGTCGAGCTCTTCGGCCTCGGCGTCGGTCAGCTGCATAGCGGCCGCCATCTCGGCGAGCATCGTCTCGGAGATCGGGCCGACGCTGGACGAAACGATCGAGCGCCAGTTGGTGTAGGTGCGGGCGGCGACCAGGAGCGCGATGGTACGCGCGCGAGGCGGCACCAGCTCGGGAGTGGCCGGCCAGGTAGCGGGGATGCCAGCACGGCTGATGACCAGCTCGTCGGCCTTCTCCATGATGAACTGAGCCCTGGGGTCAGCTTCGACCTCGGCCGCGTCCTTCTTGGTCAGCAGCGCGAGGTGCGCGAGAGTCTCCAGTGTCTCAGCCATGTGCTCAGGATAGCCGAAAGGCCCCACCCCCTGCGAGGAGGATGGGGCCAGTCAGTTGGCCGGATCAGTCCAGGACCGAACCGGTGCCGGAGAAGGTGAAGCGGACCATGCGGACGTTCTTCCGCGTACCGACCGGGTTGATGGTGACACCCACCGGGTACTCGTCGTCGTCCAGGTCGCCGTCCTCGTAGATCCACTTGCCGTCGGCGGTGCGCTCGTCACGCACGTCGTTCAGGCCGAGGAAGCTCGACACGATCGAACGGTCCCGGAGGTAGTTCGAGTCGTAGTCGTAGATCAGGCGCATCGCGTAGCCGTTGGAGCTGAGCTGCGCACCCGCGACCACACCGTTCGGGATGACCGGCGAGATGTTCGCGAGCAGGAGCGCCGACGGGGACAGGTAGTAGCCCTCGTTCGGGTTCAGGCCGTTGTGCTCGATGACCACGGAACCGGCGAGCCGGCCGATGATCGCGTCGCGCAGGGCCGGGGTGCCGGTCTCACCGGTGCTGTTGTACTGCGACAGGCGGTCGCTGGCGAGCCAGGCAGCCGCGATGTCGGAGCCGATGAGGAAGACACGGCCGCCGGTGGGGGCGACCTTCTTCGCATCCAGCACGCGCTTGGCCTCGACGGCCGCGAGGTGCGGGTCGGTGTCGAGGTCCGGGGTGAGGATGAGGCTGGAGTGCACCGCAGCGCCACGGAGGCCTGCGACGACCTTCGCCTCGTAGTCGGCAGCGATGGCCTCGGTCTGCGGGCCGACCACGTCGGTCGCCAGCTGGATCTCGTCCATCGTCAGGTGCTCGTCGGTCAGCGCGGTGGCCGAGTAGACGTGCTTGTTGAGCTTGACCGGCATCGAGGCGAGGCCTTCGATGTCGTCCAGCACGATCGGGTTGTTCCGCGTCCGCCACTCGTAGTCACGCGCGACGGCCCGGAGACCCGGAATGCGCATGTTGACGGTGTCACCCTTGGCGCCCTTGAAGGCCTCGCCAGACATACGGGTGACGACGTACGGCGCCACCAGCTGACGCTGCAGCAGGGGCAGCGCGTACTGGATGACCTTCTTCGGCTTGGCCTTGAGAACGGCCACGGTGACCTCCTATGGTCGGTTGGTCCCGCTTTGGTCTCCGTGGCCGGTGACCTGCGGTAGTTCGTCAGAAAAGCGGGTTGCCGCTCTTGTATCCGGCGAGGAAGTCGGATACGCTCACCTTGAGCTCACCGTCATTCGCGCCGGGGGGAGTGCCGTTGTTGAGTGGTACGACCGGCTTGCCGTCGAGGCCAACTACGACCTCTTCACCTTCGCCATCGGTCTTCTTCTTCGCCAGTCCACGTTCGACCAGCTTGTCGGCCATCGCTTCGATCTCCTCGGCAGTGCCGAGCTTCTCGAAGAAGCCCAGATCAGCAATCGGGTCGAGACCCTTGCTGGTGAGAACGGTGACCTTGGTCGACTCCAGCTTCGCATCCGAAGCCTGCTTGCTCATCTCTGTTACCAGATCCATGAGTCGCTTGATCTCGGGGTTGGAGCTGTCTGCCGCACCGCCGCCGGCCGGGGCCGCTGCCTTCAGCGTCTCGATCTGCGCGGTGAGTTCACCGATCTTGGTCGCGTGGGTGTCGCGACCGGTCTGAGCCTTGTCCTTGTCGTTCATCAGATTCCAGGCCCACTTCTTCAGTACGCCCTTGTCGACTACCTGAGCCTCTTCCGCGAGCGGTTGGCCGTTCGCGTCGGTCTCCCAGGGAGCCTTGAAATCTTCGAACTTGGGGATTGCCACGATGTCCTCCTACGGACGTTGAGGATGGTCGCCTGCGGCCACCCATTGAGATCAGGATACGGAGCGGCTAGGATGCCCCGCCACCTAATCAGCGAAGTTGTCAGCGCTTGGTGCGCCGTTCGTACTTTCGACCCTCGTACGCCGCCCGGAACTTGCGCACCTTCTCGGCGCCGTAGACGTCGCCGGTGACGTCCTTCCAGAGCTGCTCGAACTCGGCCGAGTGGTCCGGCGGGGTGTCGTTGCGGCTGAAGGTCGGAACCATGGTGCACTGGCAGGAGTCGTGGACCTTCGCGATGCCGTCGCCCTCGAACAGGGCGTTGGACTTCTCGAAGGCCTTCTCGCCGTAGGTGAAGCCCCGGCTGGCCAGCATCGCGCAGAAGTAGCACGGCGTGGCCTGAGTGACTCGCGCCCAGCCCAGCGCTAGAGCGTCGGATGATGCAGCCTCGCGCATGACATCGCGACCACCCGATAGCACATGACGCATGGCCGACCCGGCCGATGTCTTGGCCGCCGTGGTGAAGGCCTTCTCCTTGAGCATCTTCTCCACGGCGGGATCCGGGTGGAGCTCCTCGATCCGCTTCAGAGCCCGCTGGTAGGCGGCCGGGCCGGTCGCCCGCAGCGAAGCCTCCACGGCGTCGGTGATCAGCTCGGGCGTGTCTGGGATCTCGAAGCGGGGGGCGGCCGGGATCTCGAGCTGACGGTAGGCGGAGTAGTAGATCCGGCTCGTGGTGCCCGAGTTGTCGTGCTCGGACAGGATCCACTTGACGATCTGGACCATCCAGGCCGTCGTGGTCTCCTCCAGGTTGTCCGGCTTGATCGTCCGCAGCCACAGGCCGGCCACCAGCTTGGCGATCCGGGAGCCGCGCCGGTTCTGAGCGACCCTGTGCGCTTGCGTCAGGGTCGCTCCAGCCTTGGTCGTGCTCACTTCTTGGCTCCGCTCACGCCCTTGGGGCCACCGGCGACCGGAGTCGGCGGGACAGCCTTGGCCATCTTCTTGGCCGCGTCGGCCGCCTGCTCGGACTCCAGCTCGGCCAGCACGGCATCGATCGAGTCGCCGGACTTGGCCAGCTCGAGCGCGCGCTCCGACATCTGGTCGGTCCACCACGGGAGCTTCTCCCACAGCATCTCCAGCGGGATCTGCAGGCCGGTAGCGGCCAGCGCGAGCGCGTTCACGGTCTGCACCAGCGAGCGCGACTCGGTGTCCATCCACTGGACCTCCATGTCGAAGGCCTTCGCCTCGTCCATGTTGCCGTCCGCCCAGGCAGTCAGGCGCAGAAGCTTCTCATGCGACTCGCCGCAGATCGTACGGAAGTCGGCCGCCTTGCGCAGTAGCCCAGCCTCGGCGGCCGCCAGCGCCTCGGCCTGCAGGTTCGACGAGACGCCGAGCAGGTGGTGCGGCGGGGTCTGCGTGATCGCCGACAGGGCGCGCAGGTCCTGCGAGTCGGCATCCAGGAAGCCCTGGATCTCGGTCGCGTCCAGCGTGCCGAACTTGGTGTCCTTGTCCTCGGCGATCAGGAGGTCTTCGATCCGCAGCCGCATCTTCTCGGCCTGGGCCTCGCTGGCCCGTGTCGGCTTGGCCATGCCGGCGATGTACCTGATCTTCCAGGCACCGAAGCGCTGGGTGATCAGGCGGTCGAAGGTGCCCTGGTCGACCCGGCGGAGCATCGGGATGATCGGCTCCACGGCGCCCGTCGCCCGGCCGTTGAGGTCGAGGTTGTTGGCGTAGCGGACCACCGGCGGAACCGGGAAGGGGTGGGTCTCGTGGGAGATGTAGGTCCAGTCGGCCAGCTCGCGGCCGTCGTTCTCGCAGGAGATGTCGTGGACGGCGGTCTCGTCGTAGAACTTGCAGCGCCATCCCTTCCGGACGCCGAGCACGTTGGTGATCGGCTCGGCCCAGATGGCGAACATCGGCCACTGGTCCTGGGCGTCCTGGTAGAACGCTGACATCTTCTCGGCCGAATGCGCCTGCATCCGCGCCATCTTCTCCTTGGTGAAGGGGTCCTCGGACGGCATGACCGTGGCGAAGGCGACACCGTGAGCGATGACGGAGCGGTGGAGGGCAATCTGCCACGCGTCCCACTCGTTGCGCTGCCAGGTGTCCCACACCTTCAGGTTGTCCTTGGCGCCCTTGCGCCGCACGCCGGAGACGTAGACCATCTGGGCGACGGACGTAACGACCAGGCCGGCCCAGGGGGTCGTCGACCGGCTGGCCAGGTCCTCGTACTCGTCGGTGACCGAGTCGGGCTTGTAGGTGCCCGGCGACCACGACAGCTTGATGTCGTCGACGCCGTGGTTCTCCTCGAGCTCGTTCTGCTCGCCGCGTGTCCAAGCGTCCAGGATGATGGTCCGGGTGCGCTGAGTCAGGAATGCCGGGAAGTTGATGTGGGCTTGTGCCAGCACCGTACCCTGCTTGGTTACCACATCGTCCTCCAGGTTGGATTGATAGTCACCAGACTACCCCGGTGCGCTCGGGTTCTGCCTCTACGGTGTTCAGGTAGACCCGGCGGAGCAGGCGTCCGCCGACCAGGCAGACAGCCAGGTCGATCTTGTGCTTGCTCTCGCGGTTGTCCTTCATCAGCGACACACCCCACTTACTCGAGGGGTTCGCGCGCGCATTCTCGAGGTGCTTCAGCAGGGCCGGGTGGCCGTCGATCTTGAACAGCGGGTCGAACTCCTCGAGCCTGTCCAGCTGCTCGAAGTCCTCGACCGTGGTCTCGGCCATGCCGACGAAGGCCTTCTGGTTGGTCGGGCTGGTCATGTCGAACATGACGGCGTGCGCGCCCAGGCCGCCCTTGACCGGCCAGGTCTTGGGGTCCAGCTTGTCCTTGTAGCGCTTCATCCAGTCGTCGATCATGTCATCCCAGTAGCGGGTGCCGTCCTCTTCGTCGGTCGCGTGGGACGGGTCAGCCCAGAAACCGACGATCTTGAACCGCTCGAACGCCTCGCGGACGCGCTGGTCGACGGCGCCGCGCGGGGCCAGCCAGGTCTTGGCTCGCTCCTTCTGTGCGGGCGGCGACCAGATGCCGATGGTGAAGCAGTAGCCGTCGGAGATCCGGACGCCGATGATGCCGGTCGCGTCGTCGGACTTCGAGCCGTCGAAGAAGATGACGATCGGCTCTTCGGGCATGACGATCGACCAGCCGACCCGCAGGTCGTCCGCGCCGGGCAGGCGCCGGGCGTCGGCGATCAGCTTCTCGATCGAGGCTTCGAGCGCGGCCGGGTCGACCCAGGCGTTCTCGGCCGCCAGGATCTGGTTGAAGTAGAACCGTCGCGACAGGCTCGGCTTGGAGTCCGAGTCCATGATGTCGTCGAGGATCGTCTCGATGTCCAGCCAGGTCGAGTCGCCCCGGACGGCGGTGATGATGGCCGTCAGGTAGGCCTTGACCTGGTCGTCGGTCGGGTCTTTGTCCTCGGCGTTCAGCTTCTTCGGCCGGATGCGGGCGTCGGGCGGCGCCTCCAGGGTGTCGTACAGGACCTTGGAGTCGTAGGCCAGGCCGGCCAGCTGCTCCTCGTAGGACTTCCGGCGGCGCTTGGCCACGGAGTCTTCGGAGGGGTCGTAGGCGTTGGTGATCGCGAGACGCCGCGCCATGCCGCCCTTGGACTTGGTCGCGTTCCGCTTGATCGCCTCGGCCATCTCGTGGCCGTCGTTGTTCGCGAGCCAGTGGTGGGTCTCGTTCATGATGACGAACGACGGGCGGTTGCCCTCCAGGCTGGCTGGCGAGCTGGTCACACACTCGATCTGGCGGGCTCCGTTGTAGGCGTAGCTGACGACCTTGCCTGGATCCCAGCCGTACTTCTTGTGGAGCTCCGGACGCAGCATCGAGTTGAAGAGCAGCGAGGTGTTCTTCGTCTGCTTTTCCGACACGGCCGCGACCTGTACCCAGGCGACCGGGTTGTCGCGAGCGACCGGGTCGTCGACGACCAGGCCGAGCTCGGGCATGTCCTTGACAGCCCAGCCACGGAAGCGGCACGGGCCGATCAGCTCGACCAGGGCGATGACGGCCAGGAGCGGGTCCTTGCCGTGACCCTTGATCCGCTGGAAGACGCCTTCGCGGTACAGGAAGCGGCCGCGCTCGTCGATGGCGTACCACCACAGGATGAAGCGCGACTGCTCCCAGGTCGGCTTGAACGGCAGCCGCTGGCCCGACATCTCGTCGACCTCGTCGCCCAGGATCGAGTCCTCGACCCACTGCAGGATCTGCCATCCGAGGGTGAGCTCGGGCAGGATCCAGCGGTCGAACTCCTTCTCGCCGTTCCAGTCCGGGTTGGGCGTCCAGACCGGACCCATCGAGAACGGCGTGACCTCCCACCGCTGCTCGGGCTCCAGCCAGACAACCCCCGGCGCTTTGGCCAGGGTGTTCATCGGCGTCGGCGACCCTTCTTGGCCCAGGGCTCCAGGAGCTCAGCCGCCTTCTCCAGGGCGGTCCGCATTTCGTCGTAGTCCTCGTCGAGCATGCGAACCCACTCGTGCTTGCCGTCCGGATTGGGGAAGTGGAGCCAGGTGCCGTCGTGCTTGGAGTTGCCGAGCTCCAGTTCGTCTAGGGCAGTCAGGGCGCGGCTGTGAACCGTCCGGACCGAGGTCAGGGCGGTGGTCTCCTTCTCCTTGCTGCGGTCGCTCATCCCGTCGCTCGCCTCTGGCGCTGAGCCGCGACCTGATCGGCGGCGGCCACCTGCTCGCCGGCCTCGCCATGGGCGGCCCGGTTGATCTCGACGGCCAGCCGACGGCGGTCGCCTTCGAGCGCCAGCAGTCCGGTCATCAGCTTGAGTAGGGCGTTCAGCTTGGCGCCAGGCATCGGCATGTCGCGCTGGACGAAGATCGGGTCACCCGCGCCGTCGACGCCGACTTGGACGTGCTTCGGCTTCAGCTCGCGGCTGAGATCGTCGCAGCCCACGTACAGCAGGGCCCAGTCGGTGGGCTCCAGCAGCACGCTGGCGGCGGACAGGGGGAAGCTGGCCCACAGCCGCTTGGCGACCGGGTGCCAGTTCTCATCCATCTCGGGGATGACGACCTCGCCGGACGACAGCTCGGCCACGTTGACGGTGGTCGTCGGCAGCTCGCGCTCGTTGGTGCGGCGTCGTTCAGCATCCCGCTTGGGAGCGGGTCCACGGGTGCCCATGGTCAGAAGTCCAGGTCAGGAGAACCCTGCGCGACACCGGGCACGTTCAGCTTCGGGGTGCGGGTCGGCTTGACCTCGACGTCGGCCGGGAACATCACAGACACCTCGCGCGTGATCATGCTCTGGTCTTGCAGGCGCTCGTCGTCTGGGTGCCGCTTGGCCAGTGCCTCGCGAGCCTTGCTCAGCTCTTCGGTCGGCAGGCCTTCGCGGTTCCAGGCGGCCAGCGCCTCGTCGTAGGCCTTCTGCTCGTTGGTCCGGCGACCCTTCTTCTTGGGCTTCGGGCCGGCCTCGGTCAGGCCGTCGTCGATCTTCTCCAGGCTCTCGGTGACTGCGGCTACTACCTCCTGGGCGCGCTCGGCCTGCTGCGGGCTGAGGGGTTCGGCGGCCGCCTCGGGCACGTCGATCTCGGCGCCCTGCTCGAGCGCCATCTTGTACAGATCGGCGGTCGACAGTTCGGGGACGGTCTGGAAGTCGAGGTCCATGTCCGCGCGGTCGGCGACCTGGTCCTGGCCAGGGTGGACGAGCGGAGATACGGTGATGGTTTCGCCGGTGTCGTTGGTGACCTCGGTCAGGCCGGGCGGCAGGTAGCCGCCGTTGGAGAACGGCTGCTGCTTGTCGACGTCGCCGAGGAGCCAGGTGGTGCTGGTGATCTGGGCGCGCTCGGGCGTCAGCGGCGGGTCGGGCATGACCCAGTCCGGAAGCTTGGTGATCTCGAGCCCCTTGACGGAGCGCATCAGTCGCTTGATCGACGCGTTGACCGCATGCTTGTCGCGGCGCTTGCCGTACGACGGGAGCTCGATGATGCGGTCGTAGAACCGACCGGCGATCGACTGGGAGTTCTGGGCGAACTTGATCTTGCGGAGCGACAGGCCCTCTTGGCGAGCCCACGCCTGCGCCTCTCGCCGGGTGTTGGCGAGAACGATGGTGTACATGTGACCTCCTGGGGCCGCTGGGGTGTCGCCTTCGACACCGTCGGCCCCAGGATAGCAGGACTCAGGGGTGCGGGGGCATCCGTTCTCCCCACTCGCACTCCCGGATCAGAGTGTCGAGCCGGTCAGCTTCCTTCTCGGCTCGCCAGACCTTGTTGGTCCAGTCGGTGAGCTCCAGGTACTCACAGTTACTAGCCAGTCGCCGCTCGTACTGCGTCCGGTTGTACTTCACCACCTCGAGCTGCTTGGGCAGCTGAGCCCGCAGCATCCCGAGATTGACCAGTCGTGCCATCAGACCCTCCTGAATTCGGCGAGGTGCTTGGTCATGAGGCCGCCGTCGCCGATGACCTTTCCTTCGGCCCGGCAGTCGCCGATCCAGACGTGGCCGGTGTCGGTCGTCGTCCGGATGAGCCGGCCAACCGCCTGGGTGACGCGAGTCAGCATCAGGTCGTTGTACCGCTGGTAGCTGCGCTGCATGAGCGCCTCGGTGACCGGGTCCTTGCCGGGGTAGGGCAGCTTCCAGATCGAGACGAAGCGCAGGGCGTCGCCCGGCACGTCGAACCCGGTCGCGAAGCTCTCCGAGCCGAACAGGACCGCGTTGCCGTCAGCCTTGAACAGGTCGGCCAGCGTCTGGTTGTCCAGGCCGTCGTTCTGCTTCAGGACCTTCATGCCCCACTCGGCCAGCTTCGGGGCTATGTGGTCGTGGACCCGATCCATGTCGGCAAAGCTGGAGAAGAGCAGCAGCGCGCCGCCCTTGTGCTTGATCACCTGCGCGAGGAGCTCGTCGGCCCGCTTGGTCAGGTTCGTCTTCTCCTTGGCGTACTGGTAGGCGCCGTTGATCGGGCTGATCGACAGGGTCGCTTGCTGTGCGTAGTCGAACGGGTGTCCGACGTCGACGATGTGCGCATTCGGTACGCCGAGGCTGGCGGGCATCGACTTCGGGATGGTCGCGCTGACCAACCCGAACGGGCGGGCCTGGAGCAGCTCGGCCGACGAGGCGGACACGTCCAGCCAGCTCAGCTTGAGTGACTCGCCGTTCGACCAGATGATGCAGTTGTTCGACGGTGCCTTGATGCGCGCGAGGATCCGGGCGCAGGCCTCGTACATCTCCTTGACCTTCTCCGGCACGCTGGTCTCACCCTGCGCGTCGACCGAATCCATGAAGGCCGTGATCAGGCCGGGCAGGCGCGGGTGCTTCTCCAGCTTCATGTCCGGCGTGCTCCGGATGAAGCGGTCGAGCTCCGCGCCGGCGGGCGACCAGCGGGCGAGCCGCTCGCCGTTCAGGCTCCGGTCGGCGAAGTCGCGCAGCTTCGGCTCGAGCTGGTGAGCCTCGTCGACCAGGAGCGGGCCGATCGGGTCGAAGAACTTCACGTCCTCGCCCAGCAAGCGGTCGTTGACGATCAGCATGTCGGTGTTGGTGATGACGATGTCGGCCTGCATCGCGAGTTCCTTCTGGTCGCGGTACTCACAGTTGTGCTGGCCGTTGGCCCAGGAGTCCGCCGTGCAGCCACCGTCGCTCCCAGGGCAGCCACCTTCCTCCGCCGAGCCGTCACCGCCCTTGTCGCAGGCGTACCAGCGCTTGCCGCGCAGCTCCTCGACCGACAGGTGGAAGCACTCAGCGGCCGCCGGGGCGTCGGATTTGAGGTACTGGTCCATCAAGACGCGGGTGGGGGTGACGATCACGACCTGCCGACCGTACTTGGTGTGCAGGTGCGCGGCGGCGGCCAGTACGGCGATCGACTTGCCGACACCGGTACCGGCCTGCGCGATGACGCCGGAGTGGTCGAGGGTGATCAGGTGTTCGTAGAGGGCCGTCTGCTGCGGCCGTTGCTCGTAGCCGATGTGGGCGAGTAGAGTCAGGAGTTCAGTCATGCTCCAAAAGATACTTCGCGGAAATCACTTTGTCAAACGAGTTGGCATCCGGATAAACAACTGTGTATCGTCAGGCTCATGACTACTCCGAAAATGATCGTCGACCTGAACGAGGTGCTCGGCCTGGCCGAGATCGCCGCTCACTTCGACCTGTCGTACTCGACCGCCCTATCCTGGACACGAAGCCGTGGCTTCCCGGCGCCCGTCAAGACCTTCAAGATGGGCCCCGCGTGGCTGCTCGCGGACATCATGGACTGGAAAAAGGTCGCCAACACCCGTAGGAGGGCACGTTGACCGAGATCTACGCCGCTCATGCTCACGATCTCAAGAAGAAGGGCTACTCTCCGCTACCCCTCCCGATCCGCCTGAAGTTCCCGCCGCCGATCGGCTGGACCGGCGCTCTCGCGCACATGGCCTCGGGTCCTGACGTCCAGTTCTGGATCGAGACCGAGCCGGCTGAGGCGAACATCGCCCTGCGGGTTCCCAATGACGTCATCGGCATCGACGTCGACCAGTACGACGAGAAGACCGGCGCCGAGTCGGTCCGCGCGGCCATGAAGACGTTCGGCCCCCTGCCGAGCTCCGGTCGGCTGACCTCACGGCCGGACACTCCGTCGGGCATCCGTCTGTTCCGCGTACCCGCCGGAACCAAGCTGGCTGGCACCTTCGAGGCGGCCGGGCTGGGGAAGCACGTCGAGATCATCCAGCACCACCACCGCTACCTGGTCGCACCGCCGTCGGTACACCCGAACGGCGGGATCTACGGCTGGTACGGCATGGATGGCAAGCTCGCCGAACTGCCTGCCGTCGCCGACCTGCCCGAATTGCCGCAGGCCTGGATCGACGGGCTGCAGAAGGTCGAGAAGGAGCCAGCGACCGATCACCCGCACGACGCCTGGGATGCGATGGACGCCCGGACGAAGAACCGCGTGGGCACCTACGTCGCCACCGCCTGGGACGCCATCCTGGAGCAGTTCACCGAGATGAAGACCTGGGACGAGGGCTACACCGGGGAGCACGGCGGCTGGGAGCTGACCACTCTGGCTCTGACCGCGTCGCTGGCCAGCTTGGTGAAGGCCGACTGGAACGACCTGGACGCCGAGGTCACCGTGAAGGCGATCGAGTCGTACGCTCCCCGTAGCGCTTCGTTCACCGTGGGTCAGTCGGTCTCGAAGTTCCTGCGGGCGCTCGAGGGCGACAACGTCCAGGCGCGGCCGTATCCCTTCCCGGTCGAGGATCACTCCTGGTTCGACGACGCCCCCGAGGCGCCGCGCCCTTTCGCTGAGGCCGGTGAGGCGTCCGATGGTTCGCCGGCGATCGCGATCACGATCTGGCCGCAGTACGAGCAGAACGACTTCGGCAACTCCCAGCGCATCGCCGCCTGGGCGAAGGGCAACCTGCTCTGGCTGGAAGACTCCAAGGTATGGGTGCGCTACAACGGCGTGCACTGGGAGAAGTCGACCACGGCCGGTGACAATGCCGCCGTGGAGGCGCTGAACGTGGCGTACGACCTCGAGATGGAGCACTACCGCGAGCAGAAGACCGGCGACGAGCTCAACAGCCCCCGCGAGAAGTTCTACGCCTGGGTGATGGGGCAGAAGATGGCCGGCAAGTACACCGCCGCGTCCAGAACTGCTCAGATGAGCGGTGCGCTGAGCAGGTTCTCGCACGAGTTCGACGCGGATCCGATGGTTCTCGGCGTGCTGAACGGCACGGTGGACCTGAAGACCGGCGAGCTCCGCAAGGGCACGAAGGACGAGCTCATCGCGACGGCCGCCCCGTTCCGGTACGACCCGGACGCGAAGGCTCCGCGCTTCCAGCAGTACCTGGAGGAGTCGATCCCCGACGCCGACACCCGCAAGTACCTACAGAGGGTAGTCGGCTACTCGATCACCGGGCTGACCATCGAGCAGGTCATGTTCATGCACTACGGAGAGCGGACCAACAACGGCAAGTCCGTCCTGATGGACCTGATGGGCGCGATCCTGGGCGAGTACGCGGGCGGGGCCGACTCCAAGGCTCTGATCGAGTCCCGGAACGAGCAGCACAGCACGCACATCGCCTCGCTGGTCGGTCCCCGCTTCCTGATGATGTCGGAGACCGCTCGCGGCGCCCGGCTCAGCGACGTCCTGATCAAGCAGATCACCGGCGGCGACAAGATCACCGCCCGGAAGCTCTACCAGGACAACCAGGACTACTCGATCAACGGCAAGATCCACATTGCGACGAACCACCTGCCGCACATCGTGAGCTCGCCGTCGACCAACCGCCGGATCCAGCTGATCAACTGGCCGGTGGAGATCAAGGACGAGAAGATCGACCTGCAGCTGGCCAGGAAGCTGAAGGATTCGGAGGCCGAGGGGATCCTCGCCTGGGCGATCGCGGGGGCCGTCGAGTGGTGGGCGCTTCTCCAGGAGCAGCAGCAGGACGGGCGGCCGCGCAAGACGGGCCGGCCGAGCGGGCTGGGGCAGTCGGCGGACTCGATCGCGGCGACGGCCAAGTTCCTGGCCAGTGAAGACAACATCCAGGAGTGGCTCGAGGAGCGCTGTGAGCCGAGCGAGACGGTCGAGTCGGCCAGCAACCTCTACCGCGACTACAAGTACTGGGCGGAGGCGCGCGGAGAGAAGGCGATGTCGCAGCGGGCGCTGTCTCTGGATCTCGAGAGCCACGGCGTCGAGAAGAAGAAGCTGACGGCGTACAACGGCTTCAAGATCGGACTCAAGCCTCTCCAGGCGGTCACCACTCCCTGGGACAACTCCTGACCGGTCTAGACCAGATAGGGCCCCGTTGGCACTCGCCGGCGGGGCCCTTCGGCGTCTATGGAGGATGGATGGAGCTTGTATGGAGGATCGAATCCAGGTGTTTCCGCAGGTCAGAGCGTTTTATGGAGCTATGGAGGATCGGAACGTATACCTCAGCTCTCCCAGATCCCCGGAGCCCTCAAACCTCTCTTACTACCCTTCTCATACGTGAGACTTTATGTATAGAAGCTCCATAGCTCCATAAAAAGGGTAAAAGCCCAGGTCAGAGCTATGGAGGATGAAGATTTTAAGCTCCACAGAAGCTCCATGAAGCTCCATACGGAGGAGGAGCCTCCGCTTCCGGAGGATTTACCCGTACGATTTCTGAGCTGCT